GGATCGGAGCCGCGTCAGACTATGCCTCGGGCATCTCGGGATTCCGTACCCGAGATTGAAGAAAAATCCCAAAAATCCCAAGATAGTAATTGTTGGATAATAAAAGTTAAGTTTACTTAATTAGAGAGGAGAGAAGAATAGGAAATCTTGGGCATCTCGGAACTTGGGATCAAGTGTTGCCTAAACAGAAAGATTGCGGCTATAATCGCGAGGTGAAGCAGAATATTAAATGCTTTTTGGAGAAGAACGATGAACACTAAAAGGATGGGCGGCGGTCGTCCTCCCGGCTCTCCCAATCGCTTGACAAAAGAAGCACGCGCGGCGATTGCGGACTTTGTCGATGACAACGCGCACCGTCTGCAAGATTGGTTGGACCGCGTTGCGGATGGCGTTGCTCGCTGCGATGCGAGCGGCACACAGCTGATCGATGACGACGGTAATCTCGAGTGGCTTGTTCCGCCCAACCCTGAAAAGGCGTTCAATCTTTTCCAAGGCGTGGTCGAGTATCACGTTCCCAAGCTGGCGCGCAGCGAGCTCACTGGCGCAAACGGTGGACCAATCAACGTTGCTTCTGTCGACATGAAAGGTCTGTCGGACGCCGAGCTCGATCAGATTCAATCATTGCTGGCGAAAGCTACGCAGTGATATGAACGCAACCGTTTCACAAGCAACACTGATCGAAGCTGTGAAGCGTGAGCGTGAGCGTCGTGTTGCCGGCTCATCGCTTTATGATTTTGTGCGGCAAGCATGGCCGATCGTTGAGCCGGGTGTGCCGTTCATTGCCAGCTGGCACATCGAAGCGATCTGTGAACACCTTGAAGCGATCACCTCTGGCGAGATTCGCAAGCTGTTGATCAACATCCCACCAAGACATTCCAAGTCGACCATTGTGAGTGTTATGTTTCCGATTTGGGAGTGGCTGGCGCGACCACAAGAGAAGTACCTCTGTGCATCTTACAGCGGCGTGCTTTCAATCCGCGACAATTTGAAGGCGCGGCGGCTCGTGCAGAGCCCATGGTACCAGGAGCGTTGGGGTCACTTGTTCTCTCTCTCTGGTGATCAGAATGCCAAGCAGCGCTTTGAAAACGACAAGACCGGCTACCGGCTCGCAACGTCTGTGGGCGGTACGGCAACCGGCGAAGGCGGCTCGCGGCTCATCCTCGACGATCCGCACAGCGCACAAGAGGCTCAATCTGACGTGATGCGCGGGAGTGCGTTGGAGTGGTTTGATGTCGTTTGGTCAACACGATTGAATGATCCCAAGCGCGACGCGATGATCACCATCATGCAGCGCTTGCATGAAGCCGACATCAGCGGTCACATCCTTGAGGACATTGGCGGTTGGGAGCACCTTTGCATACCGGCAGAGTGGGATGGCGTGCGTCGCAAGACGGGCTTGGGTTCATACGATCCGCGCGCAATCAAAGGTCAGTTGATCTGCCCAGAGCGATTCGGCGAAAAGGAAGTCACAGAGCTCAAGCAATTGCTGGGTGTGTATGGCGCTGCTGGTCAGCTGCAGCAAGATCCCAAGCCAGCAGAGGGCGGCATCCTCAAGACCAAGCACGTGAAGCTGTGGCCAGCGACCAAGGCGCTACCTCAGTTTGAATACATCATGCAGAGCTACGACTGCGCATTCACCGAGAAAACCAGTGGCGACCCAACAGCTTGCAGCGTTTATGCCGTGTTCACGCACGAAGGTCGGCGCAACGTGATGCTGATTGATGCATGGGATGAGCACTTGACGTACCCAGATCTGCGTGCGCGCGCGATCAAAGATTGGCAGACCGAGTATGGCGGTCCCAGCAAGAAGGATGCGTTCAACCGCGCGCGCCGACCTGACCGCGTGTTGGTTGAAGCAAAAGCCAGCGGACAGTCGCTGTTGCAGGATCTGCGTCTTGCGCGCGTTCCTGCGGTGGGCTACAATCCCGGCAACGCCGACAAGGTCTCTCGAGCGCACCAAGCTGCGCCAACACTTGAGCTCGGATTCGTTTGGGTGCCGGAGAGCGGCAAGAATCCCGGTCAGCCTGTGACTTGGGCATTACCATTTTTAAAGCAGCTCGACAAGTTCCCTGTTGCCGAACACGACGATTACGTCGACACTTTCACTCAAGCGATCATTTTCCTTAAAAATGACGGCTGGTTTGAGTTGCCCAAAGCGAAAGATCCAGATGAACCGCAAGTCAAGCCGCGTCAAAGAGTGAATCCGTATGCCACTTAAAAAGATCCTCGACAAGCTTGTCGACACCAAGCCGCTGGTCAAGAAGCTTAGCGGCATGTTCGCTGAAGCTCCGCCATCCGCCAATGCATTGGTTCCTATTGAGCAGGCATCGCCGCTCAATGATCTTGCTTCGCCCAGTCGTCGTCAACTCTTCACTAACTTGTTCAGTGAAGCTCCGCCATCCGCTAATGCATTGGTTCCTATTCCGCCATCCGCTAATGCATTGGTTCCTGTTGAGCAAACATCGCCGCTCAATGATCTTTTGCAGGATCAATTAAGTAAACTTGCTGCGCCCAGCCGTCGTGGATTCTTGCAACAGCTTGGTGCCCAACTCGCCACCAAAGTGACAGGCATTGATCCTATTGGTGCGCTCACCCGGATCGCACTTGAACCGGAGCTTGTCACACCCATAGAAAATACTGCGGCCAAACTCATGGCACCGCTGAAGCTGACCCACACAGATCGTGCGATGAAGGATGGCATCTTGTGGACGATTTTTGAGGGTGGTAACAAAGAGATTCTTAAATTCTGGAAAAACATTGCGCCTAAATTGAAAGATCATTTAACTCCGGAAGAGTTCACTGAACTTTCTTCTCTTCCAAAAAAGGGATTTGAATTTGAAGAAGCGCTCGATTCAAGCATCAAGAAAACTGACAAGATTTTTCCTGAAGAGCTCATGGACGCTATGGACGGGGTGTGGGAAGGCTCATCGGGGCTGCAAAGCGACGTAGATTTCTTTCGTAATGTTATAGATGAATACGGTGTCGATTATAATAAGGCATCAAATCCCGCGCAGATGAAATCCACATTCAAGCGCATGTTTGGCGAAGACCTGCCTGACAAACCAAAGCGCGGCAAACGCAACCCAAACCAAAACGCGATAGATGACGCGGCCATGCGAGCTGAGATCCTGCAGAAGATCACCAAAAGTCTCGGCAAGAAGTGGGTTGCCAACCGTCTCGGCGAGTCATTTCTGTCTAGCACGCCAAAACAACAAGCAGCGCAATTAAAGCTCAGATCAAAACTTGATGCTATAAAATACCGGGACACAGGCGAACCAGCCTTTTTTGACGAGGCAATTGCACTGATGTCAGACAAGGAAGATCAAGTCGCTCTTGCCAAAGCAAAGCGCAAGTGGACACCAGAATTCGCAGCGCAATATGAAGCCAGCGCAGACAAGGAAGAATTTTTAGAGCGTGCTTTTGACGAGGCACAAGACTTGCTTGCCAAATCAAAGATTGCCAAATCAAAGAGCAAGAAGTAGCATCATGGCCGACAAAGACTCATTGAAGTGCAACAAGCCGCAGCGCACGCCGAGCCACCCAAAGTCTTCGCATGTCGTCAAGGCTTGCACCGATGGCAAGGAGAAGCTTGTGCGCTTCGGTCAACAAGGTGTCAGTGGTTCACCGAAGAAAGAAGGTGAATCTGAATCTTACCGCAAGCGCCGCAAGTCATTCAAGTCTCGCCACGCCAAGAACATCGCCAAGGGTCCAAGCAGCGCGGCCTACTGGGCCAACAAGGTAAAGTGGGCTGAAGGTGGCGTGGTGGACCTGCAAGGTGGCGCAACACCAGCCAACATCGCTCGCTCTGTGCTTGGTGAAGGCCTGGCCATGGGGTGGGGCGATGAAGCAGAAGCTTTGGTGCGGTCCAAGCTCACAGACGAAGCTTACGCCGACATCATCAAGCGCATCCGCGCTCAAAACGAAGCTTACGCAGAAAAACACCCCATCGCGTCATTGACGGGCGAAATCGCTGGTGGTGTGCTGCCGACCATCGCGAGCTTTGCTGCGTTGCCGTTCACGGGCGGTGCATCGGCACCTGTTGCTGCTGCGAACGCAGGGCGCATGGGTCTTGCGCTCGCCAAGCTCGCTCCAACTGCCAAGGCAGCGTTGATTGGCGGCACGCAAGGCGCAATCACCGGCGCAGGTCAGGCCGAAGAAGGCGACCGCGCAGCCGGTGCCGTCATTGGCGGCGGCGTTGGCGCTGGTTTGGGCTACGGCATCTCTAAAGGTGCTGGCATGCTCATTGACGCCATCAACCGTCGCGCC